AAGAAGGCACCAGCCAACCAAATAAGGATGACGGGTTTGATCACATGAATGACGCGCTCGGCTATCTAATTGAATTCATGTTCCCAATTCGCAAGGATCATGACACACCGCAGCCTACGAGGTGGACTTAATGCGACTTTTAGACTATCAGCACCCAGACTATGACATAAATGAGAGTCGGTGGGAGCTTTATCTTCGCTCATACTTAGGCGGGGAGGACTATCAGAACGGTTCATACTTGACCGCATATGTAAACGAATCAAAAGATGAATATAGCAGAAGGGTTAGTTTGACACCTGTAGACAACCACTGCCGCAATATTGTGCATATATATTCGTCGTTTCTTTGGAGAGTGCCGCCAGTTCGTAACTTTAACGGATTGACTAACAACCCTGCGTTAGTTTCATTCAGCGATGATGCTGACCTAGACGGCATGAGCTTTAATAGCTTTATGAAGCAGGCGCAGATCTGGTCCTCAGTTTATGGTCATGTCTGGATCTTGGTAGACAAGCCGCAGAGCAACGCTAAAACACGGGCAGAAGAGCTAGATCAAGATATTCGGCCCTATGTGACGTTGTTCACGCCTGAAAACGTATTTGATTGGAAGTATGAGCGAACAGCTAGTGGTCGATTTGAGCTGTGTTATTTAAAGCTGCGAGAGTCTATCGATAGACAAGACGCAACGACAACGGTTAGCTACTTTAGAATCTGGCGAAAGGAAGTCATTGAATACTGGAAAGATGACGGCAAGATTGAAACCAAGATTGAAGAAGTCCCTAACCCGCTTGGGAAAATACCTGCTGCGTTTCTACCGGCAGCAAGAAGCGTTGTAAGGGGTATCGGCATTAGTGATATCAGTGACGTTGCCCTGATGCAAAGGTCAATTTACCAAGAGCTCAGTGAGATCGAGCAGCTTATTCGCATAAGCAATCATCCATCATTAGTTAAGACCTATGATGCAGATGCAAGCGCAGGCGCTGGGGCGGTAATTAACTTATCTGAAGATACTGAACCTGGGTTAAAGCCTTACTTGCTGCAACCCAGCGGTCAGAACATAGACTCAATCCGTGAGTCAATTAAGGATAAAGTAGAAGCGATAAATCGAATGTCCTACATGGGGGCAGTACGTGGGACTGAAGCGATCACGCAATCAGGCGTCGCTATGCAGACTGAGTTTCAGATGCTAAATGCTAAACTTTCAGAGAAAGCTGACCTTTTAGAACTTACCGAGGAGCATATCTGGGGGTTTTTCTGCAACTGGCTAGGTATAACGCCAGATGTGGAGGTTTTCTATCCTGACTCTTTTGATCTACGTGACTACGAAAAAGAATTAGTATTCTTGCAGCAAGTCAGAGCCAGCGGTGTTCCTTCGACTACTATGCAGCGCGAAGTTGATAAACAGATTGCCGACCTAGTGTTAGATGACGAAAAGTTAGCAGAAGCACACAGAGAGATTGAATTGCAAACTCGCGTCACAGGACAATTCCCGATTCAGGCTGAATAATGGCCGCAAATGATGATTACGCAGACTTTCTTGAACGCCTAACAGATGGGCATCAGCGCCGATTAGCAGTAGTGCTACAAACGCTAGAAGGCAATATTGCTTCCTACGTTAATAGCGCACCAGAAGCTGATGGGCAATTATTCGATTTAGAGTGGTCGTTGCAAGCGAGGCAAGAGGTCCGCAGACTGATAGAAGTTGACTTCTTGCAAGAAGCGCAAGAACTGATCGACGAATATATTGAAGTTGCAAACAGTCAATTCGCAATGCTGTCAGAGTATGGCACCTTTACAAGAGTAGCACCCGAGACGATTCAAGCCCTGCAACAACTTAGCTTTCAAGGCTTTCAAGCCATAGCCGATCAACAACTAGACACGCTTGCAACTGGCATTTATCAGTCAACTTTGACCGGACGCGGTAAAGCCGATCTCATTGCTCAGTTACGCGGGCAGATTAATGGCGTCTACCAGCAATCGGATGAAGAAGAAGCTCGGCAGCTTGTAGAAATAGCGCAGACAGCAACAGGTCAGCGGCAAAAGGATGCGATAGACAAATTGCACAGCATCTACGCACGCGACAGACTAGGCAACAACATGCGCCGTTATGCAACGCAGATGGCTAACGACAGCCTCGCTCAATACAGTGCGTCAATTACAAAGGCCACAGCGAATGAGGCTGGTATAACAAATTTTAAATACTATGGCGACGTGATACGTGACAGCCGAGATTTCTGCATTAATAATGTAGGCAAGACCTTTACCGAGGACGAGATAATCAGGAAGTGGGAAGGTTCTTGGGCTGGTAAGGCTCCAGGCGACCCGTTTATTGTGAGAGGCGGTTATAATTGCCGTCACCATTGGCTTCCAATTGTGGAGGATGTATGAGCAAAGAATTAGATCGAGCTAAAAACTTATGTGCTAGAAGGCCAATACCCTCTGCCATTAGGCAGTTAATTGAGCCGTTAGCAGCAAATGCGCCAGATAGCGAGGATGCAGACTTTGCGGAATTGCACGCAGTAATTGATGAATTGTTGCCTATCGAGAAACCAAAAGCCAAAAGGAAAGCTAAAGATGCCGAACTATTACGGAGCGAAACAGAACGGGAAGAAAAAGAAGAAGAAACCGATCAAGAAATAAACTAGATTAACTTTGATTTTATGGGTTAAACTTCACGCAATACTCATTAGAGGATGATCGTTACATGAGCGAACAAATCATGGAAGGTGTCGAAACTGAGACGACAGAAACTATTCAGGAACAAAAGACGTTTACGCAAGACGAGTTAGATCGCATTGTTGCCGACCGCATAGCGCGAGAACGCAAGAAAGCGGACAAAAAGCTCGAAGGTATAGACATTGATGAAGCGCGCAAACTCATGCAAGAGCGTGAACAGGCCGACATAGAACGGCAAAAAGAGCGCGGCGACTTTGAAAGTATCTTAAAGCAGACCGTCGAAAAGAAAGATTTGGAAATCACAGCGTATAAGCAAAAGCTGCAAGAAACATTGGTCGATGGATCACTGTTGAATGCAGCTAGTAAAAATGACGCAGTGTCGCCAAGTCAGGTATCGCAGTTGCTAAAAGGTCAGGTACGACTCGCTGAAGATGGCGGGGTTGAAGTGCTAGACGATGAAGGTACGCCGCGATATAACGAAAGTGGTGATTTGCTCTCAGTTGATGAGCTTGTTGCTGATTTCTTAACAGTTAACCCTCACTTTGTCCGCGCTTCTGGTGGCGGCACAGGGAGTGTTGGGAATGCTGGTGGCTTGACTCCGAAGCCTGTATCGGTGGCTGATATGGTCGACAATTGGAATTCTGGTGGCAGAGAAGCATATTCTGCTATGAAGAAATCCAAATGACCGAATTACCCTAAACAATTTTTGGAGATATAAAAGATGGCTGCTACAACCTCAACAACTCTTGACGACTTATTCGTCAACATTATCGCTCAGGCACGTTTTACTGCTGAAGAGCAATCCTTAATGATGGGTCTTGTGACTCGTTTTGATATCGGCGCTGAGGCCGGTAAAACCATTCAGGTGCCCAAGTATCCTGCAATTGCGGCTGCTGACTTGACCGAAGGCACTGATATGTCATCAACGACTGTCAGCACCAGCTCGATTACGATCAGCGTTCAAGAAGTAGGCGCACAGGTCGTATTAACTGATGTCGCTACAATGGGTTCTGGCAACCCAGCAGAAGAGCTTGGAACTGTCCTTGGCAACGCAATTGCTACTAAGATGGACAAAGACTTAATTGCTTTGTTTGATGGCTTCAGTTCTGCTTTAGGCGGTGCTGGGACTGAAATCACAGTTGCTGATTTGTTTAAGGCTGCTGCAACGTTGCGTAGCAATAAGGTTACTGGTCGAATGTCGGCGGTTGTGCACCCTTTCCAGGCTTATCAACTCAAGGCTAACTTGACGAACACCTTTGCAAATCCAAACGCTGGCATTGCGCAAAACACCGCTATGGTTAATGCGTTTGTTGGTACGATTGCGGGGATTGATATCTACGAGTCTGCGAATCTCACTATCGACGGCAGCGACGACGCAAAAGGCGCAGTATTTGCACCTGAAGCACTCGCTATTGCTATGAAGCGTGACTTCAAGATCGAGCCCCAGCGCGACGCATCTTTGCGAGCCTTTGAGCTTAACGCTACTGCCGTTTATGGCGTAGGTGAGCTTGAGGACAGCTTTGGCGTTGAGATGTTGTTCGACTCAGCACTATAATCTGAGCTTAGAGACAGCCCTGCTTCGGCGGGGCTTGTTTCTTTTTATTGGACAGATTAAGTAAAATGGTAGGGATATAGCATGGCATTCTCGCAAGATTCAGATCTGGTAGCTTTAATACCTGACATCCTGACTTTTGGCATTACTTCCTTCGCAAGCGAGCACGCCAAGGCAGAAGCCGACCTTATTAGAACTATTAGAAATGAGTGGTGGCACAAGAAAGGCATAAGAGGTGAGATGGTGTCTTCCTATCTTACGGAATCACAGTGGACTCGCTGCAATGCTTACTTGGTACTGTGGAAATATGCACTTCCACAACTGACCAACTGGGTAGATGGCGACAGATTTAAAGAAATGCTGGACTTCTACAAGGTGCGCTACGAGGAAGAAGTTAGCGACATATTCAAAGATGGCGTTGAGTATGACGATGATAACAGCGGCACAATCGACGATGACGAAAAAGAAATCGTCGCATTCGGTCGGTTGGTACGCTAATGGCTTTCGGTCTTGGGGTTAAGCTATCTACTAAGCCAAAAAATGTACAGGTTGCTACCAATAAAGCCAAGAAAGATGTAACAAAAAATATACCACGCGCTATCTTGCGAACTGGATTGCTAGGCCAGCAAATCATTAAAGAGCGCACAGCAAAAGGCGTAGGTTTTGGAGGCGGTTTTAAAGGTTATTCGCCGCAGTATATGGCTGCATTGTCAGAAGCAGGAAAACCATCTTCGCCGGTAGATTTATTTAACACCGGTCAAATGCTTAGATCTATGCAGGTAAGGCGCAGGGATAATACCGCCGCTGAGATATATTTTGATAACAAAGAGGCAGCAGAGAAGGCGGCAATGAACAACAAAACGCGACCTTTTTTTGGCTTTAATCGCAAGGAAGAATTAAGATTAGGCAACTATTTTAGGAAGCAATTGTGAGCATAAGAGAAGATATAGCGGCAAATCTTGTGACCACGTTGCAAGCAGTTACCACGCCGGTGGCGGTGAAATACGTTACGCGAGAGCCTTTTGAATTTGACAAATTAAGCAATGCACAGTTTCCTGCTATTTTAGTTAGGACGCAGAACGAAGACCGTCAAGATTCAACAATTAAAGGCACCTTGACGCAAAGATTTGCAACAGTCGACTATCAGCTTGTTTGCTATGTAAAAGCATCAGCTATAGATGCAGCAAGAAATAACATCATTGAGGCAATTGAGGAAAAGTTAGACGTAGATAGAACTCGTGGCGGGTATGCGATAGATACTCAGCTCGTTAGTATAGAAACAGATGACGGTTCTATTGATCCAGTCGGCGGTGTTATTATAACGGTGCGGATTGAGTACCAATTTACGAGAGGCACAACCTAGAGGATTTACAAATGGCTACAACAAAAGGTTCAACAGGCGTTATCAAGCTCGCTGTCTCTGGCGGGACTGTTGCTGCTATGGGTGAGGTTCGATCCTACACCCTAACGCAGTCTGCGGACACAATCGAAGATACGGCGATGGGCGACACAAATCGCAGCTACGTTTCATCTTTAAAAACCGGCACTTTATCTGCTGAGGTTTACTGGGATGACGCTGACGCTGTTCAGTTAGTAATGGACTCGGCGGCTGCTGTCGATTTTGAGGTTTATCCTACGGGAACAGGAAGCGGCGAAAAGTATTACACTGGCGGTGGGATTGTAACGAGTAACGAAATCACAGCATCTTTCGATGGCATGGTTGAAGGTTCGTTTGAAGTGCAGGTTTCCGGTGCAGTAACCGAAGCAACAGTCTAGGGGTAGAAAATGGGATTAGCGAAGGAGCTACGCAATAGACGGACGGTTTACCATAGGATGATAAGCGTTGACGCATGGGCTGACGACAACGATCAGCCTTTTGTCATGTATTGCTTTCCGATTACGTGCTACGACATCAATGAGCTACAGAAAAAGCACCCTAAATTTCTGGAGAACACAACCATAGCGTCAATGGTTGATTTAATCATGATGAAAGCATCGAGCGAAGATGGTGAAAAGATGTTTAACGCTGCCGAAGATCGGATTGACCTTATGGGTGAGGAAACGTCAGTTATCTCTGGCATCGCTGAGCAAATGTTTGCCGAAATTCAGTCTGCGGAGGATGCCGAAAAAAACTAATGTCCGATCCGTTAAGGATGAACTTAATATCCTTAGCTGATCGGTTACACATCACCATATCAGAAGCGGAACAGATGTCGCTCACTGAGCTTAACGAATGGGTGTCATACTTTAAGATTATGAAGGACAAAGATGGCTAAGCAAGACGTAAGCATAATAATAAAAGCGTTTGACAAAACCAAGGCAGGTTTTTCTGGCGTTACTAGCGGCTTAAAGAAAGTTTCTGGTGCTGTATTCAATATGAAAAGCGCACTTGTTGGGGCTGTTGGCACGGCAGGCTTCGGCGCTTTAATTAAATCCTCAATAAACGCTGGTGACGAGTTAGCAAAAACTGCTGATAAGTTAGGCGTTACCACTACCGCACTTTCGGGGCTTAGGCACGCAGCAGAGCTGACAGGCGTATCCACTGGAACGATGGATATGGCTATGCAGCGGTTCACCCGTAGAGCCGCAGAAGCCGCACAAGGCACTGGCGAAGCTAAAGGAGCGTTGCAAGAGCTAGGGATAAACGCCGAAGAGCTAGTCAATTTGCCTTTAGATCAGCAGATGTCGGTAGTGGCTGATTCTATGGCTGGAGTTAAGAAGCAGTCAGACAAGGTTAGATTGGCAATGAAGCTCTTCGATTCTGAAGGCGTGGCGCTAGTCAACACTTTAGCCGGTGGATCCGCTGCCCTAGAGAAGATGACGTCAGAAGCTGAGCATTTAGGGGTCACTTTAAGCCGAACCGATACAGCCCAAATGGAGGCGGCGAATGATTCTCTGACTCGTCTTAAAGCTGTTTTCACTGGGCTTACTAATCAACTGTCAGTACACTTCGCGCCTATTATCACTTTCGTTGCTGACGGGTTTAGACAGGCGGCACTCGACTCTGCTGATTTTGGAAACATTGGGCAAAAAGTTGCTAACACTGTTGTTAAAGCGTTTGGCTTCGTTCGTAACGTTGTGCATGAACTGCAAATCTTTTTTCTATCCGCAAAAGTTTCAGTCCTTGAATTTGCAAACAGTATCGGCGGAAGGCTTATACCATTTTTGCAAACGTTCATTGATGTATACAACAAAATAGCAAGTGTCACCCCATTCCTGGACCCTATAAAAGAATCAGCAGAGCAAATAATGGGCAGCCTGCCTGACTCTATTGCGGCCACTAACGCACAGCTAGAACTCCTAAAGCAACAGAATCCTGGCAAAGTATTAATTGCAGACATCACAGAATTTATTGCAAAGAACAGAGAAGCAGCAGAGACAATAGCCGAACTAAAGGACGGTATAGCTAAATTGCCAGCAACAACTGTTACTGGTTTTCAGAAAATGGGCAATGCTCTGGATGATTTTTTAAATAAACTGCCTACCCTAAAAGACAATTTAGACACTCTTACAAAAAGCACGTTTAAAAGTATGTCGGACGGCTTAATGAGTATCGTAAAAGGCACAGCTTCAGTTGCAGATGCTTTCAAGCAGATGGCAGCACAATTAATAATGCAAGCCATTCAGCTCTTCGTAATTGACAAGATCACAGGCGGCTTTTTGTCGTTCGTCAAAGGGCTGACAGGTAAAGCTATCGGCGGATCTGTGCAAGCTGGACAGCCTTATATGGTTGGAGAGCGTGGGCCAGAAATGTTTGTACCTAATCAGACAGGCTCAATTGTCCCCAATAACAAGATGGGCGGCGGCGGCGGTATAACGATCGTCAACAACATCGACGCAAAGGGTGCAGATGCCTCGGTCGATATGAAGATCCGCGCAGCCATGCAGCAAACCAGTCAGCAAACCGTCATGACCATTCAAGATTTGATGCGTCGTAGGCGATTCGTATGACCACCTACACATTCCCAGCGATAACGCCATCGGCAAACACGTTCGAACTGATCACCAATACCAGGACTTTTCAAAGCCCTTTGACGAACGCCGTGCAAACCGTGCAGCGCAAGGGTTCACTCTGGAAGGCATCACTTCAATTTAACAACTTGACCGGCGACAACCGCGCCGAAATGCAAGCGTTTCTTGCAAAGCTCAACGGGCAAGCGCATCGGTTTTATTTGCCTGATCATGGATTTGTCAGACGCGGCAGCGCGCCATCGATCGCGCAGCAATTGGTTACGGCGGGCAACTTTGTTTATCAACCGATTGCCGCGACTTATGTAATCACCACGGTCGGCAATACAAATTTCGAGGCTATCGGCGCACCCGCTGATTTTGATGTTGGCACAATATTTACAGCAACGGGCGCTGGATCTGGCACTGGTACAGCGACCGCGAACAATTTATTAATTAGTGGCGCAAATCAAACAGGCGCAACCGTTGATGTTCGTAATGCGGTTCTTGATAAAGAAGATTATTTTAAAGCTGGCGACTACATTGCTTTCGGAAATGAATTACACATGGTCACGGCTGCATGTGATTCTAATTCTTCTGGTGTCATCCAGGTGCCGATAGCACCACCGATCCGAAAATCGCCAGTCAATTCGAGTCTGGTTGATTACAGTTATCCAGTGCTCGGCGTGTTTATGCTCACAAGCTCGGCAAGCTGGGACACTCAGCCAGGTCAAATTTCATCATTCACAATCGATGCTGTCGAGGATGTGCTGGCATGAGTCGCGGATTTCCGACAGCAGTAGCAACCGCCCTCGCCCAGCAGAATGTTGCGATCGTTACATTCGCGAAGCTGGAATTTCCAAGCGGCACTGTTTACTTGCACAACTCGCTCGGCAGTTATACCTGGGGCGGTCAGGAATGGCTTGGCGTGGGCGATCTCGGCAGCATCAGCCAGGTCGAGGAAGGTCTCGATGTTTCCCCTTATGCGATTACCCTTACGCTTTCAGGATTAGACGCAACGATCAGCGGCGCGGCTCTAACCGAAGACTACTACCTACACGGCGTGACGGTATATCTGGGCGTTTTGGATACGGACGATGTTTTGATCGACACCCCCACCCAGATCTGGGCGGGCTTCATGGATCAAATGAATATGACCGTCGGCGCAGATGGCGGTGATGCAATCCAAATGGTCGCAGAGTCGGAACTGTCACGGTTTAACAAATCGCTCAACCTGATGTACACAAACACCGCGCAACAGGAGCGATCGAGCGGCGACCTGTTTTTCAATTTCTTGCACCGTATCGAAGGCGTAAAGATCAACTGGGGTGCAAGGTTGCCAGGCGGTAACAGCTTGGGCGCTCCGGTTATCGACCTAGATGCCCTTAAAAATATTGAGTTTCCTTCGTGATTCTGCAAATCCACCAAGCACTGAACAAGTGGGAAAAGTCAGATTTCAATTATGGATCTGCGGATTGCTGCCAGTTCACTGGTTTCATCGTGCGCGAGCTTACCGGCATCGATTACCTGCGCGATTTTGCTTATGAATCAGAGCAAGCAGCCGAGCAGATCATTGGCGGTTTTGGCGACTTAGAACACACCGCTGCGAGCGTTTTGGGCGCTCCTACGCGTGACATCGAAGCCCTTGCCGATGGGTCACCTGTAATCGTTAAAGCGCCGCAGGGGCAGTTGATGGGCATCAAGCTCGGAACGGTTGCGGTGTGCCTGGTCAAGAAAGGATTAGCAAGAATTCCACGGCAACATATTTATTCAGGGTGGAATTTATGCCTCAAGCAATAGTTGCAGCATTCGCGGCAGTCGGAAAATTTGTAGCGCTTAACGTTCTTGGGGTCGGTGTTTATAGCACCGCAACATTGGCATATATTGGCGCTGCTGTTGTAGTTGGCGGAACTATTGTCGCCAAACAGGCGATGAGTCTGTTTGAGGTAGAAATGCCGCAGGTCGACTCTGACGCAAGCCGACAGACCACAGTTAAAACCACCATTGCACCTCAAAAAATAATATATGGCGAGGCGCTTGTATCAGGTCCGATAAGCTATATCGCTTTGTCTGGCGCGTCAAACGCTGACCTTTATCAGACCATCGTGCTCGCCGGTCACGAAGTCAACGCCATCACCGATATCCATTTTGACGATGAAGTGATCACAAACGCGCAGATCGCTGCGGGATTGAATACAGGCAGCAACACCGCCGGAAATGTGACAGCAGGCACGTTCGGGCCGATCGATTCGAACACCATTTGCGTGATCAACAAGCACCTGGGCGCCGCATCACAGGCATCAGATCCGATGCTGACCGACAAGTTTGATTTATACACCTCGGCTCATCGAGGCGATGGCGTTGCATACCTGGCGATGAAATGGACTCTTGATGAGGACTCTGCCGAGGTTTGGGAAAAATACAGCCCTGGAAATGTTAAGGCATTGGTGCAAGGCAAGAAAATTTACGATCCGCGCCTTGAGGTCACTGCTGGCGGCACTGCTGGCGCAAACCCCACGACCGCCGCTTATGTCGCCTACTCTACAAACCCCGCTCTTTGCGTCACCGACTACTTGATCGATCAGACGCTTGGCATGGGCATCGCTGCGAGCAAGATCAACTGGGCCGCGGTTATCACGGCGGCAGAGGGTTGCGATGTTGATGTTGACGTGCCCAACAGTGCTACGCAAAAACGATTCACCGCGAATGGCGTTTTGTTCGGAACTGACAGCCATCAGAAGAATATAAACAAACTGCTTTCAGCGATGAATGGTCGTCTGATTTACTCTAACGGCGAATATATCGTCAAAGCTGGGATTTACGAGGCACCGACCGAGGTGCTGACCGAAGACGATCTGATCGGCGCGATCCAGATTAAGACCAGCCTCGAACGCTCTGATCGGTTCAACACGATTCGCGGCATTTTCGTCGACGCGGCATCCAACAATAAATCGACGGAATTTCCCAAGGTTCAGCTCGCTGACGCGGTGACGCGCGACAACGGCGAGGTTCTCGAGAAAGAGATTCAATTGCCGATGGTCAGCGACAGCTATCAGGCGCAGCGAATCGCTAACAAACTAATTCAATTATCAGATCAGCAAAAAATAATTTCATTTCCGGCAAACCTTGGAGCGCTAAGGATCACGGCGGGCGATCGGGTCCAGGTCACTGTCGAGGAATTAAGCTGGAGCCAAAAAGTTTTCGAATGTATTGGCTGGACGTTCTCGGATGAGGGCGGCGTTAACTTAACACTGCGCGAAGATTCATCAACCGGCTACGGCGACCCATTACCAGCGGCCTACTCGCAAATCACAGCCGACGGAACCATCGTCGACGCTTTCCGAGGTGTGCCAAGTGCTAGCGGTCTAAGCGCCACCGCTGGTCTAAAAAATAACGTGCTCAACTGGGTGAACCCTGGCAAGCCTTCCGACTTTGGAACTATCTACGTTTACGCGTCGCCGAACGGCAACTTTTCAAGCGCCGTCAAGATAGGCGAAACCGACGGCACTCAATTCGTGCATGACGCGAGCACTGCGGCGGATGCAGTCTCGCCTGGTGATCTCCGATACTACTGGGTGCGCGCAATCAAAAACGTCGGAACCGACGACGCGGCGCGCTCTAACCTCGAGCCAAATGCAGATCCAAACACGACCGTTTTCGCTACAGTTGGGCGCGTTAATTGGGCCGACATTTCTGGATCTACTGACGCGCCACAATCGAACGCAACGGTCGGCGCTCAAATATCCGTAAACCTGTTTGACGCCGACGGCTCAAGCGTAATGAGCGCGGCTGACGTTAAAAATAGCGTGCTGGCGCAGGAGATTCTCGAGGTTGAGGTTGAAGCTGGCCAGGTGCTGAACCTAGAGACCGGCGCTGACGTTGACATCCAGAATCTCGGTGACGTGGCGATTTTTGTTAGTGATAGCAATGTGACGCTAAACACCTCGATCAACACCGTCGCAAGCAACCTAAGCCAGCTCGAAGATGCGATTGTTGATTTAACGTCGGGCGTAAGTGATATCTATATCCAAGCGACAGCGCCTGTTGCCGGAGTCGGCGGGATACCAAATCCGATACCTCAATTTTCTCGCTGGTATGACTCCGACGATGGAAATGCTCCTTACTACTGGAGTGGTTCTGCATGGGTATCGTTTAAAGATGCGGACATCGCCGACAATAAGGTGAACATCACCAACTTGACCGCTAACCTGGTGACAACTGACGGAAATGTCACAGCCAATTCAAGCGCCGTCAGCGCGCTCGACACACTGACGATCGCTCAGGGCGGATCCATCACAAGCCTCAACGGATCCGTGACCGCGCTTCAATCGACCGTCAATAACGCCACGACCGGCGTCGCCGCAAATGCTGGTGCGGTCTCGAGCCTGACCACCCGCGTCACGAATACTGAAGACGCGACAACCGTCAACGCTGGCAATATCACGACCTTAACAGCGGATCTTGACCAGGCCGAGGTAGACATTGCGACCAAGGCGTCATCAACCGCAGTTAGTGGCTTGACGGTGCGGGTGGCGGCGGCTGAGGGCTCGATCGTAACGAATGCGGGTGATATCACTGCGCTCGAGTCGACTGTCGACAATGCCACGACAGGCGTCGTTGCAACCTCCGGCGCGGTAAACGCTCTCACGACTCGGGTTACCAATACAGAGGACGCGACAACAGTTAACGCTGGCGCGGTCACGACTTTAAACGCGACTTATACCGAAGACCTGCATTATCGCACTGAAGCGGAAGATGAAAGCGACAACCTGATCGATCTCGAAACAGGTTCTGGAACTGTGCAACTGCAAGACCTGACGGATTTTGTGAGCGGCTCATCCGCCGCAATTGATTCGCTGACGGTGCAAACCTACGCCAACGAAAACGGTATTCAGACCCAAGCAATACAACTGACCGCGCTTGAATCTACCGTCAACGATCCTGCAAACGGCGTCACGGCAACGGCTGGAGCACTGTCAACGCTTTCAACATCGGTCACAGTTATCGATGGCCAGGTCACGACAACCGCCCAGGACTTGACCGCACTGACCACTACGGTCGGCGGCAACACTGCGACGATCACAACACAATCAAATTCCATCGATGGGGTGGAAGCAAATTATGGCGTCAAGATTGATAACAACAATCGCGTTTCTGGATTTGGCTTATTAAGCACGACGGCAGGCTCGACGCCTTTTTCAGAGTTTGCCATTGTCGCAGATCAATTCTCAATCGTTTCGCCCGACTCAACCTCTGACACGCCGATCCAGCCTTTCACGGTCACGGCAGACAAGATCTATTTCGGGGCTGACGTTATTGTTTCAGGCGATCTAATCAGCACCGGCACCATCTCGGCTGATCGATTGCAGATCGATGGCGTGATGTTCGATACTGAGACCGTCGGCGGGGTGACCAGTTTAATTATCAAAGAAAGCGGCGTTAATACCAGCCAGATCACGGAAAACGCCATCACAACCGCCAGGCTTTCAAATGATGCGGTCACGGTGGACAAGTTTGCGAACACCTTGCAGAGCACGAATTATGATGAAGGAGTGGCAGGCTGGCAGATCCTAACGTCAGGCAATGTTGAGTTTCAGAATGCCACTATTAACGGAACTGTTACATCGGCAGCCGGCAATATTGGCGGCTTTACTCTGGGCTCAACAAGCCTAATCGCTGGCGATGCGGCAACTAGGGTTTCGATTTCAACTGCCGACGGCATTCACTTAGGCAACAACACCTTCGCGTCAGCGCCTTTCAGTGTAACCCCAGCGGGTGCATTAACGGCAACGAGCGCAAATATCACAGGGGATATTGTTGCTGAAACTTTGACGGTTACAGAGGCAAACATCACGGGGACTTTGACGCTCGGCGGCGGAGTTTTACAAGATGGATCTGGCAACAACCTAACGACAAATACCACGCTCAACGCGCAGCAAACAATGAGCGAAGTCACTGGTGTTATTAGCCAGGCGCAGCACATCATTCCATCGTTTTGGCGCATCGACACGAACGACAACTCAGCGCCTAGTAATTCAGAATTTAATACTGCTGCTGGTAGGCTTGCCAAATTTAATGACATTGTAATCACGACAGACACGACAACCACGCCCGACACAACTTACGGCTGGACTTGTACACTTGCAGGCGTTGCAGATCCAGCAACAGAGGCAACTTGGGCTGCAATTACTAATTTTATGTCTGGCGACCTGATTGTCGACGGCTCAATTGGCGCGGATCAAATCAGTGCGAATGCCATCACCGCTGACAAGATAAGCGCAGGCTCAATAACGACTAACAAACTGTCGGTGGTTGGTAAAGGGTCAAGCATAAACAGCGATCCTAATGTTGAGGACTTGACCGCTTGGGTGCTCTATGATGGCAATGCTGGAACTTTTGAAACTATAACCGACGGATTGGTCGGTAATAGGACAATACGATCAGGCGCAACCAGTAGCACTGGCAGTTGGTATAACGGATCAGAACGACTTCCGTTAGATCCAAACAAAACGTATCGCATGACAGCCGTTGCTCGCAAAAGCTCAACCGCAAACGGTACGTTTTACGCTGGTGTTGCAGCATTTG